TTTCTGCCGATCTACGTGCGGTACAAGTGACCGAATTAGTGCCGTACTCAACCGAAGAGGACGATGCGTTTGATGTAGTCCCTGACGGTTTTACTTCCGATGAAGCTGAAGACATCCCCTTTTCAGCTTAACCTTTAACTTGGAGGGGGAGGGTATATAAAGTTATGTATATCCTCCCCACTTTTTATTATGAAAAAAATAAACTCTTTGATTAAAGACATCTATAATCTTTTTAAAGAAGATAAAGGATGTAAGCTATCGGAAAAGAAACGAAATGAAATCATTAATGTATGTGTGGAGAACATACGAGATCAATTAAATGTTTCTGTTACAGGTAAAGATATAGATAAAGCAAAGTTACGTATGTCTAATGTTGGATACCCTGACAGATTATTGTGGTATCAATTTCAAAGTACAGAAAAAGAACCACTAAAAGATAATGATCCTATTAAATTTTTATATGGTCATATTATAGAAGAACTTATCTTTTGTTTTGCAGAGTTAGCAGGACACAAGGTAACAGACCGTCAAAAAGAAACTAATCTAGGTGGAATAAAAGGTCATATGGATGGTCGCATAGATGATGTACTTGTAGATGTTAAGTCAGCATCAGCTATGTCATATAGAAAGTTTAAAGAAAAAACTTTATATAGTGATGATCCATTTGGTTATCTAGATCAGCTTTCTTCCTATGCTACCGCAGAAAAGGCTAATGAAGCTGGCTTCCTTGTAATGAATAAGTTATCAGGTGAGTTATGTTTCATGGAATTAAATGAACTTGAAATAACTAACACAGAAGAAAGGATAAAATATTTAAAAGGAATGGTTAAATCAGATACTCCACCAGAGAAATGTTACACTGACATACCTGATGGTAAATCTGGTAACTACAAACTAGGAGTTAATTGTTTTTATTGTTCCTATAAAAAAGAGTGTTGGTCTGATTCTAATAATGGACATGGGCTACGTGTCTTTGATTATAAAAAAGGACCAGTATATTTAACTCGTGTTAATAGATTACCTGACGTTCCAGAAATATTTATCTAATGAATTGCTGGCACTGTCAGACTAAATTAATATGGGGAGGAGATCACGATATAGAAGAAGATGATTATCCAGCTACAAGTAATGAGTATATGATGGTTACTAATTTATCTTGTCCTGAATGTAATAGCTTTGTTCTTGTCTATCTCCCTTCCCCTGATTAAAGGTTACGTAAAATGAAAACATCTTCAGCCAAAGCTAAAGGACGTAAGCTACAAGACTGGGTTAGAAGTAAACTCATAGAATATTTGGATGAAGATAATACCCATGAGCTAGATAAAGAGATTACTACAGCTATCATGGGAGAGAATGGGGCAGATGTTAAACTCAGTAGTGCTTGCGAACATCTGTTCCCCTTCTCTATTGAGTGTAAGAACCAAGAAAAGTTTACTGGTATTTATAATATGTTAGACCAAGCACAAAGTCATGGTGATTTACCACCAATTCTTTTTATTAAAATGAACAGGAGAAAGCCTTTGGTAGTATTAGATGCAGAACAATTCTTAGAAGATTATTTCTATGAAGATTATGACTAAAAAAAATAAGAGAACAAATCTTCTCTATACTATAGAAAAAAAACTACAACGTGACAGGCCAGAACAATGCCTGTTTATTGCTGTTGTCTTACAGGCTTTACTTGATGCTAGTAAACCTAAATTTGAAACTGAAACTGATATGATAACTGAAAATAGAGAGAGAGCAAAGGCATGGTTCTTTGCCAGTGTGGGGGTAACGTGCAAAGATTATATAACAGTATGCGATCACGCTGGAATAGACTACGAGGATACCAGAGTGTTCGCCCAACAATTAATACAGTCAAAAGACAAGAGGAAAGTCCGACAGAAGATAAACCTCATCCTAAGAAAAGACCTTCCAATAAAGATAACGTAAATAATCCTGTACATTATAATCAAGCTGGTATAGAATGTATTGATGCTATTGAAGCAGCATTAGATGAAGGCTTTGAGTATTACCTACAGGGAAATGTTATGAAGTATCTATGGAGATATAGATACAAGAATGGTGCGGAAGATTTAAAGAAAGCAGAATGGTATAATAGAAAACTTATAGAGTTAAAGGAGAAGAAGTAATGGGGTACGGTCCACAAGTTCAA